TGCATGATGCCGCTGCTTGCATCCTGGAAGAACGTGAAAAGTTCCCATCCGATCATGGCTTCATCTACCACTCCGAAGTCGCGATCTGGAAAGACCCCGTAACAGCGATGCAGCGCACTAAGGCGCTGGGCCTGCTGTATAAGCAACTCCGCAAGGATAGCTGCATGAGCCGACAGGGCATTCCAGATTACCTCGTGACGATGCGCAAGCCGGGGGTGAATCCAGACCCAGTGACGAAGACCCACGACGGGTTCCCGGTAGATCGCTGGCAGCGGTATGCCTCTCCCGTATGGATGGATATCAACCCGAGCGATACATTGCAAAGGGAATCAGCGCGGGAGGAGGAAGACGAGCGCCACATTTGCCCGCTGCAACTCCAAGTCATTGAACGTGCCATCGAACTCTGGACGAATCCGGGGGATCTTGTTCTCAGCCCATTCGCCGGTATTGGATCGGAGGGTTATGTTGCGGTGCGCAACAGGAGGAAGTTCCACGGCATCGAACTAAAGGAATCGTACTGGCAGCAGGCTTGCCATAATCTGGAGATCGCCGAGCGGTCGAACCAGGGCACACTTTTCAGCGCGGCGGATTGAGTATAGAATGAATCTTCCACGGGCAACGGTGCGGGCTTGCAATCCGCTGCCGCCGAGGAAATGCCGGGAACAGGGAGTGGTGCTCATTCCGCTACTCCCCCGGCTCAATCCTGAATGAGAGGAGTTGATTCAAAGTGCCGAATCCATGGTTGAGGCTACACACGAGTATCCTTGATTCCAAAAAAATCCAAACCCTGCCCGATCGCCTGTTCAAGCCCTGGCTGAACTCCCTCGCCATCGCCAACCGCCACGACGGAATCCTTCCGAGTCTAGACGATTACGCCTTCGAGATGCGTCTTCCGCTCGAAAAAGCCAAAAAATACCGTTCCGAGCTTGTTGAGCGAAAACTCATCGACGAGCACGATGGAATTTACACGATGCACGATTGGGAATTTTGGCAGTTCGAAAACGGAACGAGCGAGAAACAAAAGAGTTCCGCAGCAGAGAGACAAAAACGTTACAGGGAAAAGCGTAACGCGTTATGTTCGCGTGACGTAACGGACCGTAACGCAGACCGTAACGCGTTACGTAACGCAGACCGTAACGAAAGTGATGAAAACGTAACGCGTAACGGGTCGCGCGCGCGTACAGAACAGAACAGAACAGAATATACAGAACAGAACAGAACAGATAACGCGTTACGTAACGCCGTAACGCGTAACAGCGTAACGCGTAACGCCGTAACGCAGCGTAACGCGACCGTGACGGAGTGTGACGCCGACCAAAACGAATTTTCGGACACCATCGACCGCATCGCATCCCGCCACCCGAAGAAATCCGGAATCACAGCCGGCCGCATGCGGCTTGCGCAAATACTCGCGAATGCTGTGGACCCGATTGCCGCAGCCCGTTCAGCCGACACGACGCATGCGGCATTCTGCCGATCTGACGAGTGGAGGCGGGAAGGCGGCCGTTATGCTCCAAAACTCGGCACGTGGGCCGACAGTAACGGCTTCATGGACCCGGCACCGACACAGCAGGAGGAGGAGGTATGGTAGATCGCAAATTCGCCACGGCGCAAGTGAAGCGCATGTCCGGACTTCACCGATTCCCCAAGCCGATCACTGATGACATCAACAAAATCGCGCTCGCGGAACTCGTGACAGTTCTATCGAAGTGTCGATCGCAAGCCCACGCTACCGCCGTTGTCGATGAGTTTGTCTATGGCGCTGTCGATTGCCCCACTCCATCCGAACTGCGCGAATGCGTGCACTCGAAGAGCGAAAGCTTCAAACCTGCACCGCCCAACGCGGGATGTCCGAACTGTGTTCAGGGTTGGAAGCAGGTATTCATACTGACGACGCGCGAATCTAACGGCTTTGAGCAGGAGCGAATAACGAAAGAGCAGAGGGATAATCTCATCGGCAAGATCGATTGGAACAAACAAGGGCTATACGAAGCGGTAGTCCCGTGCGAGTGTAGCCCCAACGTCGGAAGGAGAACGCAATGATCTGGCAGGAAGTAGCACCGCGCAACCCCATCAGGGTCGCCCATGATCGAGGCGAACAGGCTCGAGTCCACGGCCCGCATCGTCCGCCTCCCGATCTCACTGGCCTTGCGCTTATTGCCTGGTGGACGGGATACCGCGGAACGGCTGCCCGGCCGGAAAACCAGCCGGAGAGCCCAAGAGAAAGTGCCCACAAAAGCGCCTACAAAGGTTTGTCTGCGATTTCCGGGGCCTCGGAGGTATCCAACCCGCAGGGCACTGGCTCCCAATCGCCTATAGCGCGTTTCCGGGCCAAATCGGAATTTCAGCCGGGAACCCGTGTCCGGCAACTGCTGCGTGGCTCCATGCGGCATGGCACAGTGTCCATCGAGCGCTCCAGCGGGTGCTATCGCGTGCATTGGGATAGCGGGCAGGTCAGCACGGTTCATCGGAGCTACTTGGAGGTGGAATAGTGAAAAAATAGAACCATGGCCGGCGTGCGAGTCAAAAAGGGCGGACGGACAAAGGGGACACTGAACAAGCGTACGGTGCTCTTGCAGTCGGTGCGCGAGCGCTGCGAGGCTATGGGGTTTGACCCGATCGACATGATGATTCGTATTGCCATAGACTCGCCTGAGTGCAGATCACACAAGAACAAGCGCATCCCTACGCTGGTCCGGCAGCGGGCCTGTGAAGCGCTGGCAGCTTTCATCTACCCGCGGAAGCGCGCGATTGACTTTACGATCGGCGGTGAGGCTACTCTCAACCACGAGCATACATTCAACCTCCAGGCACTGACGAACGAGGAGGTCCTGCTGCTGATGGAATTGCGGCGGAAGGCCACGCTGCCGCCGGCGGAATCCCAAACAATCGACGTGTCTCCGGCTGACACGGCGCAATCGCGACATGTGAATGGAAAACTGAATGGAAAGGTGCACGAAGATGGAGAAAACGAAGACTAATGGGGAGGATAGCGCTTTCCCTTGGATCGACTCACTTGGGAGCGAAAGTGAGGGCCTCACGAAACGCGAGTACTTCGCGGCAGCCGCGATGCTGCCCATCAAGGCTCAACCGAATGAGCACGGGTGGTTCGAGCGATGGGGAAACCGATAGCTATCGATCTCTTCGCGGGCAAGGGCGGATGGGCTCGCGGGCTTTCCGCCGTTGGCTGGAAGGTGATCGGTTTCGACATCGAGGACAAGGGCCATGAGGGTGGAGAATTGGTGCTTCAGGATGTGCTCACGCTGCATGGCTCGCAGTTCCGTAAGGCGCACCTGATTGTCGCCTCGCCACCCTGTCAGAACTACTCCTACCTTGCGATGCCGTGGAGCCGATCAAAGAGTGAGAATTCGCAGAAGGCGAAAGCGATGCGCCGCAGATGGGAAACAGAGGGACCAGACAATCGGCTCTTTGATGCCTGCTTCCGTATCCAGCGCGAGGCGCGCGAGGCTGCCGGCCGCTACATTCCGCTGGTGGTCGAAAACGTGAAGGGCGCGCAGGAGTGGGTTGGGCCGGCGAAAGGTCGATATGGCAGTTTCTTTTTGTGGGGGGATGTGGAGACGGTGAACGGATCACTCGTGGCGGGGAAGCTTGGATTTGGCGTCCCGACACTCAGGGGCGACGGGCGCAAGGTGAACCACCATCTCAACGGCAACGTGCCCGCTGGAAGCGGGAAGACTTCATGGTTCTTCGGCAATACGAAGCATGAATTGCGCGATGGTGTGCGGACTGAGGATGGATTCACGAATGAAGGGCTGAAATCCGTCGATCCGGCTTACGGCACGCCTGGATGGTTCGGGCCGAATGGCGGGACGAACGTGACGTGCGATGAGAACGGATACGGGATAAAACAGGGCGGCGGGTGGTGGCACGATCCAGACTCGATGACACGCCGTTTTTCCTCCCGCTCTGCCGCGCGCCGGGAAGCCTCCGCGCGAATCGCGATGATTCCGCAGCCACTTGCTGAGTGGATTGGGAGAGTATACTTGCCATAGCCATGCCGGTCCCGAGCTACATCGACAAATGGAAGAAGCCGATCAACACGGAATCGATGCGCGGGGTGGGCACTGGATTGTGTAAATGGTGTGGCTCCGAGTTCGCTAAACAGTCGCGCAATCAGTTGTACTGTTGCGTGAAACACGAGGAAGCAGCGAGAAACGCGCGAAATGCGCGGAGGAAAAGCAATGGTAAAAATCGAGATGGAGAGCGGTAATGTTTGCAGGTTCCGAATGCCGCAAAACTGATGAAAGAATTTCTGATGGGAGGAACGAATGCCAACTAACAGAACCAACTCGACCGAGCCAGTCGTGCTCTGGAATTTCAACCCCGATGAATACATCGAAATCAAGCGGCCACTGGCCGGCGAACTGAGCACCTACCAAGACCCGATGACAGGGGAACTCGTTGTGCCGCTGCAACACGTCAATCTGATGAACATCCACAACGTGCTCGCGGGCGTCGACAAGAGCGACACAACGCTGTGGATGGCAACGGGCTGGCACTTCGAGATTCAGCCTGCGATGACGATCCCAGTGATCGATCCGGTAACAGGACAACAGACCGGGCAGAAGCAGGTGCCGGAAGACCCTTGGAGCTATCTAGCCGCCGATGATGCCGATCGCTTGGCGCGGATGGCGGCAAAGGCGCTGCGTGAGCTCATGGTGCCGTTCGCCGCAGTGCAGATCGCCGTCGATCAGGTGTTCGATCAACGCACGCGCCCGAAACGTAGCCTCGACGTGGTGCTGTACAGCGGAGCGCGGTGCAAGATGAATGCAGGCCTCACGGCGTACGGAATCGGAAACACGTCGGCATATGATCCCGTGCTCGGCGTGGTGCATCAGAGCGCAGGCCCCGCGCTGGCTGCCGTGTGCCAATCAGTGCAGGTGGCAGTGAAAGCGGAGGAATCGTGACACTTATCAAATACGAGCGGATCACCCGCCACGCCGCCGATCCCCTCGGCGAGCACCTCGAGCAGCAGAAGGAATGGTCGGAGGTAACCTTCGGGCCGGGCCAGCGCACACTTGGCATCCTTGCCCACATTCGCAAGGAACTCGCTGAAATCGAGGCCAGCCCGCACGACCTCGAAGAATGGATCGACGTGATTCAACTTGCGCTCGATGGATATTGGAGGCACGGCGGCGATCCGCTACACATCATGCTCGATCTGCAAGCGAAACTGGCGAAGAACAAGGCTCGCAAGTGGCCGGCGATCTTGCCGGAGGACGAGCCAACGGAGCATATCGAGGAATAGTGGTACAACTTAAATCATGATCGACAAACTCAAGATCTATTTCAAGCTGAAGCCATCCATCGAAGAAGCGGGAAAGCTCTGGGGCATGCCATTCGGGTTGAACGTGGCGATATCAATGCTCATGCTGGTGCTGGCCGCAGTGGTGAACCTTGAGCCGTTCTTCGGCAAAGACGAGAAATGGATTGTGGGCATCGCGTACTCTGTGCTTCAGGCGGTTCTGTACTACGTCGCTGGCCACAACAATCCGGACGGCACGCACTCGGCCTATCCGTACATCCCGCCTGCCCCGAAGCTGCCCGATGATTTCCCGAAAGAATGACCATCCGTTCATTTTCCTCCCTGGGGCTTGAGGCTGCGTCCTAACTCAAGCCCCGCTTTTTTGCTACTATCGATGCAATTGCGTAAGTGGCTGGTTCCTACTGGAAGTCTGAACCGGTCCTGTTGGTTTGCCTTTCCAAGCCGCGCCGCGAGATTCTACCTCGATCCCGCGGCGCTTACTCTTTCTGCACCAATGTAATCGCGTAAACTCGTACTGAGGACAATTCACGCGATGAACCTGATGGATCTGGTGGCCACGCTCAAGATGGATGTATCGCAGTTTCTCAGCGGTTCGAAATCCGCCGCATCCGCAATGAGCGAGATAGATGCTGCCACGTCGCGATTGTCAAACTCCATCAAAAACGCAGGCAAGGGCGATCTTGAAGCGCTGACCCAGGCATTTCAGCAGCTCGGGATCAAGGGAGCGGCTCAGTTAAGACAACTTGATCAAGAAGCGACCGCTGCTTTCCTAGAGATCAAACATAGCGGTATTGCCACTGCAACGGACATCGCGAACGCTGAAGCGGCGCAGATGAAGATCCGGCGCGAATACTACCAATCGCTTGGCATCGATGTCGGCAAGACGACGGAAGAAATCACCAAGATGAATAACGAGCTGCTCGCAGGTGCAGCGAAACTCGGAGCCCTTGGTGCAGGCCTCACGGTTGCGATTACAAGGCCGCTTGTGGAACTCGGCGAGAATGCGCTCAAGATGAGTGAGCAGTTCCGGCTGGCGCAGACTACCTTCGAGGCATTGATTGGCAGCGGGCAGAAGGCGAAGCAGTTCCTAGAGGAATTGAAGGCGTTTGCCGCGAGCACGCCATTCGAATTTCCCGAATTGCTCGATGCTAGCAAGCGCATGATGGCTCTCGGATTCAGCGCGGAAGCCGTTATCCCTACCATGCGCGCCATCGGAGATACTGTTGCGGGCCTCGGCGGCGGCAAGGCGCTCATCGACCGCATCACTCTGGCACTCGGCCAAATGACGACGGCCGGCAAAGTCAACGCGCAGGACATGCGGCAATTGACGGAAGCTGGCATTGGGGCCTGGCAGATTCTGGCAGACAAGATCGGCGTGAGCATTCCGCAGGCGATGGAGATGGCAAAGAAGGGAATGATCTCCAGCGCGGAAGCGGTGCCCGCCATTCTCGAAGGAATGCAGGCCAAGTTCGGCGGGCTGATGGAAGCCCAGATGCAGACGCTGACCGGACGCTGGTCGAACGTGAAGGATCAGATCTCCTTTGTGCTGGCTGATATCGGGAAGGCGCTCACTCCGCTGGCTTCGCAGTTGCTATCTGCCGTCGAGCCACTCATCGGCACTCTCAAGAACATTGTGCAGGCGTTCACTGAACTCGATCCTTCCATACAGGCTGCTATCGGTGGGTTCGTCGCTATCGCGGCTGCGATCGGACCGGCGCTCGCCGCATTTGCCGGGCTCCAAGGTGCGGCCGCCGTCGTAGGCTCCGCGCTGGGAATCGAGGGCGGTATCGGAGCAGTGGCTACTGCGCTCGTGCCCATCCTCGGAGAAGTCGCCCTGGCAGTCGGAGCCGTGTGGGCCGCGTGGCAACTGTGGCAGATTCCCGAAGTGCAGCAGAAGGTGAGCGCGCTCGGAGATGCGTTGAAAGAAATGCACCAGAACGTGCTCACGCCGATGGCTGACTTCGTGGCCGGCGTGTTTGTTGAGAACTGGAAGGGCGTGAAGGAAGCATGGGCGGCAGTGCAGTCCGCAGCCGCTACACTCGGAGGTTACATCTCTGGAGCATTCACGTCCGCATGGAAATCTCTGAGTGGGGCAATCGATGAGGTAGCCAAGAAGTTCAATTTCAGCTCTGTAATCGATGCAGTCAAATCGAAGATTGTAGAATTCTTCGAGTCTCTGAAGCAAATACCGATCATGAAAGATTTGATCGGAAATTTCTCCAATGCTTGGGATTCGGTGAAGACCAGAATGTCCGAAGTAACGGAAACAGGGAAGAAGGCACTAGAGAACATAACCTCGATTGGAACGGAAACAAGAAACACCACGACCCAGACTAAGGAATTTAGCGGAGGAATAGATGCCGTTCGGAGAAGTCTGGCTGATCATAAGGTTTCGCTGAACGATGCTACTGAATCGACAAAGGCATTTAAGGATGCCACTACTGAACTCCACAATGCCGACAGAATCTATGCGGAACTGGTAACATCCACGCTAACTCCAGCGCATCTACCGCTCTATCAGGCGATCGAGAATGTGAAGACGGCGAAGGATAACGCGAGGACGGCCGCGAATAATCTCATCACTGCTGATAGCAACCTGCGAGATGCGATGTCTAACTCAAAGACATCGGCAGAGCAGTTACAGGCAGCGCAGAATGGGCTGAAGAAGGCTGAAGATGCAGCCAAAGAAGCATCGCAGCAGATGAAAGAGGCGATGAAGGATCTGCATACGGCGCAGCAGGATGCTCAGAAGTCAGCGAAAGAATTGGACACGCAGTTCAATGCTTTACAGAAGAGCATGGGGGCATTTGCGAGGTCGGAAGCACCAGCTACTACGGAGGCCATCAAGGGCGTTCTGGCCGCAGTCCAGAGTATGAACTCCGCCATAGACGAGACCGCGCAGACTAAAGCCTATCGCGCTCAACTCGCGCTGAAGGACATGGGGATCAAGCCCAAAGAGGACCTTGATGCGCTGGCAGCAAAGAGCCGGGAAGACTTCGATATCGTCACCAACAGCGGAACCGCCAGTGCCACTGAGATCACAAGGGCCTGGGTCAAGATGATGGAGGATCGCAAGGCGGCATTGCGGCAGAATGGCAAGGACCTATCAGAAGAAGAACAACGGGCCCTGGACGGTATGAAAGCAAAACTTGATAACAAGCCGACGTTGGCAGATAAGTGGGGAGATATTTATGGGGGGATCAGATCGGCCACTTCACAACTCGGAAAAGACATGGTGGACGTGCTATTCGAAGGCCCGGAAAGCTTTGCTGATAAGGCGATCGCATCACTTAAGAACATCGGAAAAGCGGTGGCTGATCATTTTGTGCAACCGGCCATGGACGCTATCGGTAAGTTCATTGCAACCACAATTACCGATCTCTTAAGCGGCAAAGGACTTGGCGGCGTGCTCGATTCCATCAAGAGTATCGGCAAGGCGATTTCCGATGTGTTCAGTAGCGGAAGTTCCGCCGCATCTGCCGCCGGCGGGGCCACCAGCGCAGGAGGTGCCGCGAGCGGCGCTGGCGGAATTGGAAGCGCCGCATCAAGTGGGCTGACTGGTTTGATATCGGCTATTAGCGGCGTAGTCACGGCGGTGACTGGCATATTCGGCATATTTCAGAACATGCACCAGGAAACCTCCCTCAACGCCATCGAGCACAACACGCGCTACTCCATGATGTTTCTTGGAGAGCAGGGGTGGGACTCGATCCACGGCAACACACACGATTCGAAGTTACTTCTCGAAAACATTCGCGACTGGATGCAGGGGGCACAGTATAACACGCTGCGTGATATCTCCAGTTCGCTGGACAAGAAGACCTCGGATCTGTGGTACGAAATCATCGGCGTGAAAGACAAACTCACTGATGTGAAGGATGCCTCAGCCGCAGTCGCTACCAATGTCGGCGATGGCGATTTGAACAAGAAGGCTACCGATATTCACCTGATGCTCATCACGATCAGCGGATCGCTCGATGATATCAAAAAGAGCAGCGGGGAGATCAAGACCAACACTGGAACCATCAGTACCAGTGCTCTTGAGACTTCCATTGGAACGATGGATACGAATATCACCACGGCCCTCGGAAACATCAAGACGGACATGGGGAACTTCTTCACGAACTTCAACACAAACCTCACGCAGGCTCTTACGCCGCTGAGTACCTCCATCGGCCAGATCAACCCGAACAATGCAATTCAGACCGCCATCGCCAACTTGCAAAGCGCAGTCACGGGAGCCATCTATGCTGTAGATCCACGCTCAATCATGACCACAATGTCATCTCAGTTGAGCAGCCTGAGCATGTTGGCGAGCCTGCCTCAATTGTTGTCGAACATCGGCCATAGCACAACCACGATGACAACCACAAACACAACGCAGGTGATCTTCAATGTGAATGGATCACCAAGTGGAGGCCAGCCGATTTCTGCAACCGATCTCGGAATTCGATTGCGGGGTTACGGGATCAACATATGAGGCTTTCCTCCATCCTCATCAACGGAGTTGAGCGGATCGGAGTAACGCTGATCCGCGACTTCGAGATCACGCAGGATATCGGCGATCGCATGAGCACGGCGCGAATGCTCGTGCTGTACAACCCTGCGGATTCCTCGCAAGATATCGAGCCAGGTCAAACGGTAGAGATCTGGCGTAGCGATATTCTGGAAGGCGGAAGCGCAGTTGCGATCTTCGGAGAGCCTCTCTTTGGCGAGCCGATGTTCGGCGATGTTTCCTCCCAGACCATCAAGTTCCGCGGCGTGATTACGATGTGCGAACCGCGTATGCTGATCTCGAGCGGAAGCGGAGTGACATCGAAGGCCCTGCTCGTTTCCCCGCTCAACGAGCTCGGCGGGCAGCGCGTGAATGTGATGCGTATCGAGGTGCGCGACTACAGCGGCCTGCTCGATGCAACTACGGTTCAAACAGCCGCATATACGAGCAAAACAGATCAGTACATCGTGCGTGATCTCATCACGCAATCGGGGCTGAGCATCGACACCACGGATGTCGCGAGCACGGCAACCATCAGCAGCTTCGATGCCCGCGAATCTTCATTGCGTGATTCGCTTGCGAAACTGGCCGACCTTACAGGCTGCGAGTATTTCATCGATTCGGATGATACCGGGGCGAAGTTCCTTCACTGGTTCCTGCCGACTGCCACGCCGGCGCCGATATCGTTTTCGGAATCTCCGGACTGCGCTACAAGCTTCCCGTTCGATCGCGATAGCTTCCGCTACACCGAGGACTGGCACACGCCCTGCAACGAGGCCATCGTGGTCGGCCAGGTCGGGAGCGGCGGAGCGAGCATCCGACGCGTATCGACCGATGCGACCTCCGTGGCGAAGTATGGGAAGTATCAGAGGACAATTGTTGACCGGCAGATCAAATCCAATGCCGAGGCCGATGCTCGCGGGGCCGTCGAAATCGCGAAGTGGGCGAATCCCCAGATCAGCGGGACATGCCAGGCGCATGATGAACACTACCGCTACGACTCACTGGCGATCGGGCAGTTACTCACCGTGAACGTATCGAGCACTCTCGGCAAGAGCGGCAACTACATCATCCGGCGCATCTCGATGAAGTGGTGGGGGCCATCGGTTACCGTGTTCGAATTTGAATGGGGCGACTACAGGCCGGACGTGTTCCGCACAGTGCGGAAACTGTACGACATGTCGCTTACGGATGCGGCGGTACAGTCCACCACTCCAGTGGATTCATCTGTTGGGACTACGACGATCATCCCCGGTTCGGTGACTGGCGGGACAGGCGGGAGCCTGGCAAGCCTCACGATCGAAGATGCCAACATCAAGAACGCGACGATCACGGGAACCGCGAAGATCAAGACGCTGAGCATTGATGATACGCTCATCGCCAGCGGAATCAGCGCAACGAAGATTACGACCGGGACGCTGAATGCTGATCTGATCGGGACAGGAACACTCACCGTTGGCGGGAGTGGCCATGTCGGGCAAGTTGCCGTAGTGGATGCGAGCAACAATCCCCTGGGTTGGATCGGCAAGAGCGGGTCATATTACGGCGCATGGTTCCCCGAGCTTTATGTGGGTGGGACCGGCCCGGCGAATCCAAAAATGCTCGTGACCAGCGGCGGGTCAATGGCATTGATCTTATCCGATGGCGATTCATTCACTCTTGTTTCGACGACAAATTCATCGACTGCGACTTTCACGAATCTGGGGATTAACATCCACGATACGTCCAGCGCCTCTGACCGAGTGCAGATCGGCAAAACCTCGGTTTTCGTAGCCAACGCATCAAACTATGTCGCCCAACTGCTAATGGCCCCAACCCAGGCAAATATATTAGCCTCCAACGCATCAGGCAACGAAGTCAGACTATTGGCCGATTCCACGCGGGCGGCGATTCGGTTCACTCCATCGGGAGCGAATATTATCAGCGGGACCGGATCTCCTGAAGGATCGGTCACGGCACCTCAGGGGTCATTGTGGCTTCGCAGTGATGGAGGTGCGGGAACTACTCTATACGTCAAAGAATCGGGTTCCGGGAACACCGGATGGGTCGCGAAGTAAAATTGTTGCACAATTTGAAAATCGGTGTTAGGATCGTGAGCAGGAGAAAGAACCAATGAAAGTCGTTGCTGTTCTGCTTATGATGTCTGCTGGTCTGAGTGGGGCGGAATCAAAAAAGGGATTCTGGCATAGAATCCGCCCTGTCTCGCAGGCGTTGCTGATCGTCGCGAACTCGGTGGATATTGCATCATCTTTTCAGTTCCCGGAAGCGAATCCGATACTACGCGACCCCAGGACTGGGCAGATGCTGAATCGTGGCGTTGCTATCAAAGCCGGAGTGCTCGCGGCCGTGCTGGTATCGCAGGAATGGTTCTGGAAGGATCGCCGCCATGATCGGCGCGTCGTTCTAACGAATCTCGGAATGGCAGCACTGATCGGGGGAGTCGCAGCGAGGAATTTTCGGATACCGCGCGAGGCCTTCCGGCGCACGGAGGTGCAGTAATGGGGACGAACTACTATCTCGTTCCGGAGAAGTGCGCTCATTGCGGTCGTAGCGATGAGCGCATTCACATCGGCAAATCATCGGCAGGCTGGTGCTTCTCTCTTCGCGTGATTCCGCAGATGGGGCTATGCACGTGGGAGAACTGGAAAACTTATCTCGCAGATAAGTCAATAGAAGATGAGTATCGAAAACCGGTGACGCTTTCCAACCTTCGTTCCATTGTGGAGGACCGTTCATGGAATGGACCCAAGAGGCCCGATACGTCGGAATGGTACAAAATGAACGGAGCGGAACCAGGCCCCAATGGGCTCGCTAGACACCTGATTGATCACGAGTTTTGTGTCGGCCATGGCCCAGGGACATGGGATATGATTCTCAGCAATTCCAGCATTTACGAGGGATGGTAACGGAATGACCCATCCACTACCCGATGCGCTCCGCGATCACTGCAAGCAGCGCATGGACGAAATCCGCCACCTGCGCCTACAGGGCCTCGCGATGTTGGCCGAGGCGAACCTCGCCGAGCAGGAAGTCACGAACATCGTAATTCTCGCCGTGCGCATGTTCGGATTGCCAGATGATGGTAGGCGATGGCGGCTGTTGCCGGATGGGACGGCGGTGACGGATGACCGAGAGGAGAGTGCATAATGAGAATCAGGTTGAGAGGCAGCATTCAGAGAAAACTGTTTTGGTGTAATTGTGCTCCGGGATCGATGCCATGTTTCAAGGAGTGGATATGGAATGTCTCCATCGCCGCCATCTTCATTGCGGGGATGACGGCAGCCATGATCGCTCTGGGCATGGTCGCACACGGCCAAGAGAAGCCTGCCGCCAAACCATCGCGCACGGAACTCACCGAGCCCGAGGCCCTGGAATACTCCCGGTTGCAGGCGAAACTGCTTTTCCTCCAGCGCGTGTACGCCGAGAAGTCCGTCGCTTTCGAGCGCGCGAAAGCAGAGCGGGATGCGGCAGGCATAGCAATTCAGCCTGTGGCCGAAGAGATGAACAGGAAGATCGCCGAACTCCGGGCCAAACACAACGCCGGGCCGGGTTGCGAACCGAGCATCGAAGCTCAGAAGTGGGTATGCCGGGAGGTTGGCAAGTGAGCGAGATTCCCTCCGAGAGTTGGAAGCAGCCGAAGGCGCCCCGATTCGGCTGACTGGAGGGTGAAGCGGGGCTGATGGGTGCGCGGCATGGTGCGCAGGGAGAGCCTGCGACCGGGACAACGTCTCCCCGCATGAAACACCGCGCATCCTGACCAAGAATCCCCTTGCGGTAAACTTCCCATGAAGGGTTACCGCATGATTATCATTCTGATTCTGCTGCTTTCATTGACTGCCGCGTGGGCACAAAACCCGAATACTGCGGCATTCCCCACGACGATTGCAACAGATCAGAACCTCGGCGTAGCGAGGCGCATCTCCACCAGCACATTATCCGCTTCCATCAATAGCAGCACCCTCACGGTCAACGTAGCCAGCGGCGCGCAATTCCTCCAGTACGAAATCATCCGCATCGACAGCGAAGAGATGATGATCTGCTCCATTGCGAGCAACACTCTCACGATCTGTACAGGGGCCAGGGGCTATAACGGAACTACGGCGGCAAGCCACACCAGCGGATCGACCGTATACGGCGTGATTACCTCGTGGCATCACAATCAGATGGCCGCCGAGATAAAGGCCATCGAGACGCGCCTCTCGACGCGGGTAGCGCAGTGCCAGGATGCAGGTGCCAGTGATGCTTACGCCTGCTCCGTGGCTCCTCCGATCACCAGCTACACCACGGGCCTGTTGGTGAACTTCAAGGCGAACACGGCCAACACTGGGGTCTCGACACTCAATCTCAACAGTCTCGGGGCGATTGCACTCAAGAAGTGGTCGAGCGCCACGCTGAGCGACACGGCCACGGGTGACATCGGGGCCGGCCAGTGGCTGACTGTGGTTTACGATGGAACCTACTTTCAGATTGTCGGCGGCGGGGGCGGAGGCGGTTCCGGCGATGTGACCACGACCGGGACGAACACGATGACCGGGTACACGAACTTCAGCGGGGGAACTTTACGGCTGCCCGAAAAAACGGGAGCGACTCTGCCGGCGGCGGCGAGCAACACGGGCAAAGTCTATCGCGTGACAGACTATGCCGGAGGCACATGTACCACAGGAGGAGGAAGCGGCAGCCAGATCTGTTACAGCGATGGGACCTCGTGGTATCCGCTGATACCATCTATCTTCACAAGCGGGGGGATATCGAGTAATTCAACCGCTGGCAGCGTGAGCCTGTTTCTTCTTTCCGAAACGCTTGGCTTGGATCTGAGATGCAGCGCCACATCCTCATCTGCGACAACTTATGCATGCTCAACTCGCATTGGAGGAATGGGAGCATATGACGATGGAACATTGCTCGTCTTCGACGTCGGCAGTACAGCTTGCGCGGGCTCCGTATCCACCACGCTGGCCGTGGACTCATTGAGTGCGAAACGCATCTACCGCTATAACGGAACATCGGATCCGGAATCCGCAGATTGTGCAGCGAACGCAAATCTGCTGCTGGTCTATGATTCCTCGCTGACCGGAGGAGCCGGAGGATGGCGTATCATCGGCGGGACTCCTGGAAGTGCTGGTGGCGGAACGGCGGTGAATCCGTATACCACCACATTCTCGAGTGTGACTTCAGTATCGGTCACGGCCGCGACCCACGGGCAGGGCACAAAGCCGCTGGTCGCGTGCTTCGATAATGCGACCCCGAGGCATCAATTCGGCTGCGATGTCAGTGTGGCCGCGAATGGCGACGTGGTGGCGACGTTCACGAGTTCAGTGAGTGGGACCCTCGAAATTTACGGCGGAGGAGGAAGCGGCGATGTGCGGACGGATTCGACAAATACGTACACCTCCGGGGTTAACGATTTCAGCGCCGTGACATTGCGGGTTCCGAGTTCTATCACGCTGCCCGCTACGTGTTCCGTTGGCGATGCCTACATGGACACCGATGCCACGTCCGGCCAGCGTTGGTATCTCTGCGAGTCCACCGATACATGGGTGCAGCAAGGCGGAAGCGGCAACGTATCGCTGACATCTGGCGCGGGCGCGCCATCGGCGAGTTGCACCGCGGGAACCTCGTGGTATCTCGATACGACCGCGCACAATGCGTATTTCTGCTCGCAGACGGACACATGGAAACATGTGCTATCTTCTGCAGCTGGCTCCGAGGGAGCGATTCAGGCGGCTGGTGCTGGCGGAATACTGGCCGATTCCGGCTGCACGGCAAGTTCGGGCGCGGCTAGTTGTTCCGGCGGGTTCACCGCGGGCGACGGAACCGTGGCGGGCGAGTTGCAGCTCAAGGAACTCACAGCGAACGGCAGCCAATACATCAGCCTGCTGGCACCAGACTCCCTCGCTGCCACCACGCGATACTTGCTGCCATCGACACCGCCATCTGGAGCGCAATACCTCACGTGCGGTACGCCATCCTCTAACATCTCCACGTGCTCGTTCGCCGGGGTTAGTGCAGTGACGAAGGTGAAGCGAAGCTACAACTTCATCCCTGCCACACAGAACTCTGGTGGGACGCCAGTACAGGGATCACTGCTATCTCCATCTTCCGGAGGGGCCACGCTCGATGCGGTTGGCACGAATCCCTGGCGGCTCGGGAGGCTGGTGTTTGTGGATTCCGCCACTAGCTCAGTTGCCGGAAGCCTGCAATTGCCTACCAATTGGGACGGCGGAACCATCAGCCTCAGTTTCTCGTATGAGGTTGGTTCTGGCGCATCTGCCGGCCAGGCAGTGAGATGGCGAATCTCGACAGTTTGTTTTGCATCGGCGGCGGATGTAAGCGCTCCGAGTTTCAACACGGCTGATGTGGTAAATGTCACGCTCGCATCGGCCACGGCGAACACTGTCACTTACGGCTCTATCGCATCGATCAACACCACCGGATGTTCCGCTGATCTATTGATGGGCTTCAAGTTTGACCGGGAGGGCGGGGATGCGGCGGATACCGCCGCGGCATCGGCCTACCTCAGCAGCCTACGACTCACCCTGCTAGTGACACTCGAATGAGACTCATCCTCGCATCTCTCACCTTTGCGGCTATGGTGCTGGCGCAGCCTGTCGTAACGTGTCCATCGGCACCGGCTGATGGCGATATTTGGTACAACTCCACCACCACTCACATCAGGATTCGAGATGCTGGCGTAACCGGCGGGATAGCCATGACTGGAGGAGACGGTGACCCTCTCAAATATGAACAATAATCTATACTACAATCCTATTGGCAGCAATGGATTTGGGTGGAATGGCTCGTATAGTTCGAGTTTTACGACATGGAAATCCAATTGTAGTTGCGATTCCAGCGGATCGTTGACTGCGGACGCTAAGTTGAATTCCGATGGAACCTTGCAGTCTGGTTCTCCTGCTATAGGTTTTGGGGCAGATCTGACATCGCTAGGAATTTCTTTGCTTGACTCGGACAAGAACAGTATCGCCCGACCATCTGGCTCCCCATGGGATGCCGGAGCCTATCAATACCAAGCCCCACCCAATGGCTCATCCACCGCAGGCCCCGTCACCCGCAAAGGCCCAGTGACATCGAAATGAGGCAATCAATGAAGAGACTTCTCACATTCGCCAATGTCTTGGGAGCGGCAACCATAATCATCGCTCTCAGCTTGTACTTGCCAGAACCAAAGGCCCTAGCCCAGGCAGTCAATCATTACGTCGCGGCGACGTTCCATCCGAGCGCTACCGCGGCCGGCCTGGCGGTGGAATGCACCACGCTTCCGTCGAGTCCTGCTAATGGAGCCGTGGCGTGCGACTCCGGAGCCGGCAACGTGGTGAAGTTCTATTCCGGAGGGGCCTGGGTTACGACCGAAAGTGGAGGCGGAAGTTATACCAAGGTTCAGCGGGAGTATTATTTCTTCCCCGCTACGCAGAACTCCGGCGGAACCGGTCTGCAAGGTAATCTGGTTTCCCCATCATCAGGCGGGGCTACGGTAGACACCTTAGGCACTGCCCCGTACCGGCTGGGGCGTCTTGGTGGATTTGTTGACGGATCAACGATCAGTGTCAGCGGAGCATTGCTCATTCCTGCTGGGTGGGACGGCGGGACGGTAACGGCGGACATCGGATATTCCCAAGGCTCTGGTGGAAGTGCCGCACAGGTGGTCCGGTGGCGCATTGCCACAGCCTGCGTCGGTGCCGGGGAAGATGAATCCGCACCGACTCGGAATACTGCGGATGCAGTAAACTCGACGATCGCCAGCGCGACCGCCAACACTCACACACTGGCATCGTTTTCTTCGCTGACGATGACCGGCTGCGCGGCCAGCGAACTTTTCACTTTCGTTTTGGATCGCGAAGGTGGAAACGCGAGCGACACGCTCACAGCAACGGCATATATGGATTCTCTACGCATCACATTCCTCGTGAACCTGCAATGATGTTTCTGTTTCTCGTTCTTTCCATGAACCTGTGGGGTGCTCCCACAGTGACCTGTCCAAAGGCGCAAGCGGGGCAGACCGTAACCTGCTCCGCGAGTGGCGGAACGGCACCCTACACATGGAGCCTCACTGCCGGATCGGCCGGTTCGATCAATGCATCCACCGGCGAATACACCGCTCCAACCACGGTCACTGTGCAGCAGAAGTCCGGTCCTTGTCAGATGCTTCCACCGGATCACATCTTCAACACGCGAATCGATGCGTTGCCGGTTCATGCTGACAGCGCTACGATCATAGCCCTGGGCGGAAGCACGACATATCACATCACGGTGCAGCCCGCGTGGAGCCTCAACATCATCGACAACTCGACGGGCACGTTTGCGGCAGTCTTCAAGTACACTTCGACACGGAATGGAGATTTCCAAATTGCACCGTACCCAAGTCTATATCGTGAGAGTGGTTATTTCACGCCTCCCTTCTCTAACGTGGATCGCCATGTGATCGCAGTGAATCGTGATACCTGTGAATTCAGCGACATCTACAACAACTACAATGCTGGAGATAACGTGGTGCAATCCTGTCCGCTCTGCACAGCGCAGAGCGGAATCAAATATTCAAACTCCTTTCAACTCCCGGATACCTCGATCAGTGCCAATGGAGCTACGGATGCGGCTTCGATGTACCTTCAACCACTCAGCATCCACCTCTCAGACATGCAGGCCGGAGTGATCAAACATGCGATCCGGATGACGATGAGCAACTCCTGGATTAACGCCTCCTACCAGTGGCCGGCGGAAGCCAATGCGGGCGCCTATTGCAGCGGGATTTGTTGGAAGTACGGCATGTATTCTCGCCTCAAATCCTCAGTGGATATTTCCGGTTACTCTGCCACGGCGCAAATCATCCTCACCGCCATGAAACAGTACGGCATGATCATTTCCGATGGAGGAACCAGTTACGGGATCACGGCGGATGGCGAACTCATGCTCGATCCGAACTGCGTTTCCGCGATAGCAGAAATCCTCAACGGGTCACTGCGCAATGGGGACCTCGAGGTGGTGGATGTATCAAGCTTGATGGACTCCACGTACTCAGGATCAGTAAATCTCTCAAACGGGTATGTCACTCCCGCTCAGTTCGCCGAAGCGGTAGCGACGGACAATGTATCGGCTGTAGGAAAATCTCGAGTTGTGCTCGAAGGGGTTACGGTCGGCGTCTCTGAGCCTTCGATGGTGATCATGGCTGGCGTGCAGGTTCAATTGCAGGCCTGGGTAAAGGGGTCCCCCACCCCCACGATGTCGTGGTCTATGTCTCCAAGCGTCGGCACACTCTCATCCGGCGGACTCTATACGGCTCCCAGTGGAATATCGAGTCCGACCACAACGCGGGTTACCATTACGGCGGACGCCGAAGCCACTGCGCACGCCTATATTGACATCCTCGTGTGGCCGGATAATGATGGCGGTGCAATCCGCCAAGTTCCCGCGAAGACAACGAACCTCACATACGGTGGACATACTTGGTGGGGGAAAACCTACACGCGCGCTCGAGGATGGGGCGCTCCCGGATCGTGGGGCAATATCTGCCCGGCAGGCACTCCGAACACTGACTCCCGGTATTCGTACGATGACACCATTTTCAAGTACTGGCTTCCGAATGGGAACTACTCGATCAGGCTGTACCAATGTGTTCCAACAAGCTACAATCCACTGGACAGCAACGAGTTCATCGCAAACTATGATACCCAGGGGTCGGTAGCCTTTACGGATTTAGCGGAGGTAGACACCGTAGGCAGCGGAGGAACTGCTGGCTATCTGGATATGACGGCAAGTGTTACGGACAACACACTCTATATCGGCATACGAAATAGAGTAAGCACAAATCCTTACCAGAACATAGCCGGGATAGAGATAGTGCCGATCCCCAGCTCCACAAAAGGAGCAATGAGCGGCGGCGTGAAGCTCAGTGGCGGCGCGGCGCTGCATTGATTTGCTCGTCCGAGGATTCAAGGTTTAAATCGGTCCGATATTGGCGTATTCTGTGGTTTACGGGACAATCAGCCGATGCACGCCATCACATCGACGTGGTTCGAGTTCTGCCTGTGCAACGATTGGGCAAACGATTGCACGATTTATGTAGGCGTGCTTATGAGAATACTGCGACAGACTCTCTCATTTATCGCGAGGCTTGCGTTCTGGCCATTCCAAGCGATTCGCAAACTGCTCACCGGTGGCGACGAGACCTTGATCTTCGAAGTGCTCAATGCCACCACGGCAATATTCTCTGGCCTCTTCCTCGAGATCTCCCCGCGCTGGGCCAGCCTGCATCTCTCACTCGATACGATGTTCCCGCATGAGATCTGGGTGATCGGATTGATCGCGCTTGGCGAGGCCCAGGGGTACCTCGCGGTCAACAGCACGCACATTCGCCGGGCCTGGTGTACCGCGATCTCGTGCGTGATCTGGCTACTCGTAATCGAGGCGGTAGCGCTCGGCGCCCGCGGGGCCTCCGGCTATCACGCTTTCCTGCTTCCACTCTTGGTTGGTTGTGTCATCGCCACCCTCGTACTCCTGGAGCGCCATGGATCAACCAATCAGGCTCACTAGCACCGATACCCTCATCGGCATCATTACGGCAGTGCTCGGGTTCCTGGCAACCCCGCGGGTGATTCGCGCCGTGAGCCGGTGGCTCGAAAAGACCAGCGAACATCGCCGGTCTCCCGAGCTCGCGCAACTCCACGCGCAAGGGATTGAACGCATGGCCGAATACTGGCAGAAGGAGATTGCCGGACTGCGATCGGAACTCTCGGATGCACGTGCGCAAATCGAGAAATGGCGCGCGCACTCGGAAGACTGCGAGCGGCGCTGCATGGAGATCGAGACGAAGATGGCCGTGCTGGAGCAGCAACGTAAATCCGATCAGGAGGAGATCGCCGAACTGCGCACTCAGAATGAGCATCTGAAAGCGCGCGTGCGAGAATTGGAGCAGGAACTGAATCATCGTGCGCGTGGACGTAGCGAGCATCCCAAGCTATGAAGAACTGGAACGCGAGATGTGTAAACGCTCGCTACGGTACTACATGGAGCGAGCGTGGAGTTTGGTAAATGCGGAACCATTCCAGGACAACTGGCACATCGGAGCGATCTGTGAACACCTGCAAGCTCTGAGTACTGGGCAAATCACAAAACTGATCGTCAACATTCCCCCAGGGCATGCAAAAAGTAGCACTTCATCCGTGATGTGGCCGACCTGGGAATGGGGACCTGGCGGATTGCCGGGATCTAGATTCATTTGCGCTTCCTACGCGGCCAACAACAGTAATCGTGATGCATTGTTTGCCCGAAACATCATCGAATCCAACTGGTATCAGTCCAGGTGGTCAGTCCGTTTGTCCAGCGATCAGAACGAGAAGCGCCGCTACCACAACACTGTGGGGGGATTTCGTTTTTCCTCCACCGTTGAAGGCTCGATCCTCGGCGAGGGCGGCAACCGTATCATCATCGATGACCCACACAATACGCAAGGAATCGAGAGCAAGACGGAGCGGGAGCGTGTGATCTCCTGGTTTTGCGAAACGATGCAAAGCCGCATTCGGAACCCGAAAGATGCGCGGTGGGTAATCATCATGCAGCGGATCCGCCACAATGATCTTATCGGCTGGATCAAAGAGCATGCCGAGAAAGAGTGGGAATGGCTTGTGCTGCCTGCCGAGTTTGAGCCCGGAAGACGATGTCGAACAAAGATATTCTTCGATCCTCGCACTGAGCCGGGAGAGCCCTTGTTCCCCGCCAGGTGGAATAGTGTTGAACTTGCCAGGTTGGCAAACACCATGGGGCGGCATGCTTATGATGCACAGTACCAACAGCGGCCGACGCCTCTCGAAGGCTCTCTGCTGAAGCGCCACTGGTGGAAGTTTTACGAGTGCTCTCCCGCAGAACAGGCGCAGCGGTGCGATTACATCTTTCAATCCTGGGACTGCGCATTCAAGAAACTTGAAGATTCCGACTACGTGGTCGGGCAGGTGTGGGGCCTCAAAGGGGCGAACAGGTATCTGCTCGACCAAGTGCGCGAGCGGCTCTCCTTTACCGGAACATGTGCTGCCATCGCCTCGATGTCCGCGAAGTGGCCAGAAGCCAAGCGGAAACTCATCGAGGACAAAGCCAACGGATCGGCAGTGATCGACTATCTGCGGAACAACATTATCGGGCTTGTTCCAGTGAACCCGACGGAATCGAAAACGGCGAGGGCAATTGCCGTGAGTCCAGAGATCGAAGCAGGCAACGTGTGGCTTCCTTCAGCCGTTGGCCGGCCATGGGTCGATGATTTCATCGAGGAGTGCGCAGCGTTCGACAAAGGCGCGTACGATGACATGGTGGATGCGATGACCCAGGCGTTGCAGCATGCGGCGAAGCATCACGCCAATATCATCCTCCCCTTCGGCGTGCAGACCAAGGTCAACACTTGGAGTAGCATGAGTTAAAGATGGCACGGAAAGCAACGCCAATTCGCAAAGCGCCGCAGCGGCCGGACAAGTTACAGCCGATCGGGGTAACCGGGCTGAAGCGTTACGGCCAGCGTTCGGTGATCCAGGAAGAGTTCCTATCCGAACTCCGCGGGCCGCAGGGAGTGCGTGTCTACCGGGAGATGGTTTCGAACGATGCCACGATCGGGGCCATGCTGTACGCCATCGAGATTATGCTCTCCCGCGTGAAGTGGCGGGCAGATGGCGAGAATGAGGCGGATGTGGAATTCCTGGAATCCTGCATCAGCGATATGTACGCTCCCTCATTTTCGGCATTCATCTCCGAAGTGATGAGCATGATTGCCTATGGATGGTCCTGGCATGCCGTGGGCTACAAACGGCGGGCCGGATATTCGGAAAATCCAACGCTGAACAGCAAGTACAGCGATGGCCTGATCGGATGGAGCGGATTCCCGATACGGTCGCAGGATTCGCTTGTTGATTGGGCCTGGGATGAAAACGGCAACCTAGCTGCGATGCGGCAACTGGCGCCGCCGAACTTCAAGCTCACGGATATCCCTCTCGGCCGGTCTCTGCTTTTCCGTGTGCGCCAGCGGAAAGATTCGCCGGAAGGCGTAAGTCTGCTGAGGTCTGCCTACCGCCCATGGTACCGGAAACGCGAGATCGAGAACATACAGGGCATTGCGATCGAGCGTGATCTTGCCGGAATTCCAGTCGCCCGCGTGGATGGCAGCGTCGCGAACATCGATGCTCCTGGCGGCGGAGGCACGGTCTACCAAGTGCTTCAGAAGATCGTCACAAACATTAAGCAGAATGAGCAGAGCGGCATTGTGCTGCCGAACAACCGCGACGAAAACGGCAATCGGCTCGTGGAACTCGAACTCTTGAGCGCATCCGGCGCGAAGCAGATAGATACAACACCGATCCTTCAGGATCTCTCGCGGCAAATCGCCATGGTGCTCATCGCAGACTTTATGCTCATCGGCCACGAGGGAGTTGGCTCCTATGCCCTCGTGGATTCGAAGACGGATCTATGGGCGCTCGGGCTCGGCGCGATCAACAAGATCATCGCCGATTGCATCAATGATAACGAGGTTCCGAGACTCTTCCGGTTGAACGGGAAACCTACTGACAATCTCCCCTATCTCGTCCCTGGCGACATCGAGGACCGAGATCTGAAGGCGATGGGCGATTTCCTCGTTGCGCTTTCATCGACGGGATTCCCGCTGTGGCCGAACAAGGCCCTCGAATCGTACTGCCTGAATGCGGCGAATCTACCGGAGCCGACGGAAGACGAGCGGGCCGCAATTCCAGAGGTGCCGGAAAATCCGCAGGCGGAACCCGGCGCGGAACCGATGCAGAAATACAATGACTGCCATGGTGCGCACGATGGCAGGTTCTGTGCAACTCCAGGTTCTGGCGGCGGGGGCGGCGCCTCTGGCTTCAAGCCAGTGAAAGGACGCGTGTTCACCGGAGAGCCAGTCGAACTGAAAACCAAACTCAGCAAACTGGAGACTGGATCAGTCGGCGAAAAGGTAGTCATTGCCTATCTCAAAAGCAAGGGATTCGGGGATGCGCGTTCAACGAATGTGAAAGTGAATAACTTCGCCGTGGATCTGGTTCATGACCACGAGGCATTCGAAGTCAAGGCTGGGCTTGTGAGCAATGGCAAGAGCGCTCAGCAATGGCGGGCGACAATCGGGCAGCCTGGAAAAGCAGAAACGGCTTGGCTGAAGAAGGCGAGCCCGGAAGCGAAGCGGGCATGGAATGAGAAGAAAGGACAGGAGATCCTCAAGCGTAAACAGGATGCTCTTGCGAAACTGTCGAAGCAACTTGGGCGTAAGGTGAAAGGCAACACTTACACGGTGATTCTGAATCCCGATACAAAACGCGCCGATCTGTTCGCATTCTCGGGATTCCATCTGCGAATCCCCTGGGGTAGCGCACAGGCGAAGGCCGGATACCTGGGGACATACTCTTATGAATGATCCGATCGAACTCGAAGGTGAAGCGCCTCCCATGGATGGACTATCCGAGGTTCCCGAAGAGGTGCAGCAGGAATTTGAAAGCAGCCTTGATGCCGATGTGGAGAAGTGGATCAGCGCGATTCGCGATCACATCGAGGAATACGACTCGCAGCAATGATCCTCACTCCCGGCTACACTCGGCGATCCATTATCCCCGAGTTACAGAAGCGCACGCCGAAGCTGGTGGAGGTGGCGGATTCATCGCGCGGCCGGCTTGCACGTTCAGTCTATGAATGGCTGAGCGGGATGAAAGACCTGAGCATTGCAGAGTTGCAGAATCCGGTGATTCTCGATGCCTGGCTTACACGCACGGCGCACGGTTCCGGCATCGCCGCAGATCAACATAGCGTGGAGGAATCGTTCAGCCGCATCATGAATCTCGGGGCCCACGTGGGCATCGGTCAACTCGATCGCATGGCCGTGCAGAAATCCATCGCTACCTCCATGAGTTTCACGATGGTCAATCCGCGTGTGGTGGCATGGATCAAAGGGTATGTGCTGAATCTCATCACGGCGATCGGTGCCGATACCCGAAGCGCCATCCGCCGCATCTTGGCATTTGCGCAGCAATTCGGCGGGCATCCCTATGAGCAAGCCCGGCAGATCCGTCCGCTCATTGGGCTAACAGATCGGCAAACGCAGGCCGTGCTCAATTACCGGGCAGCGCTCGAATCCGGAAGTTACCGCGCCGCACTTGATCGCGCCTTGCGGGATGGTAGGTACGATTCATCCCTGCTCCGGGCATTGCGCCAATCGCAGCAGTTGAAGCAGTCACAGATTGATCGCATGGTGCAGCGGTACGCCGAGCGGCAATTGAAGTTCCGATCGGAACTCATCGCACGTACCGAATCGCTTCGGGCCGCAAATGCTGGACTCCTTGAATCGTGGCAGCAAGCGAGAGAGCAACGATTGCTCTCCGACCGGATGCGGGAATACTGGATTGTGGCCACAGACGAGCGCACGTGCCCGAACTGTAAACAGATCCCCGGATTGAATCCTGATGGAGTGACGATCGGCGGTATGTTCAATACGCCGTATGGGTTGATTACTCAGCCGCCCGCGCATCCCGATTGCCGTTGCACAATGGGCTTGCGGTAATCTCAGCGCATGAGTGAAGAATTGATAGACAAGCAGGGCTCCGGCTTGATGGTCGGATATTTTTTCCCGCAAGAGCTTTTTCCGCTACTTCAGAGCCAAGAGCCTGATCCCCACATCACGCTAGCCTATTTCGGAAAGCAGTCCGATTACACCTCGGATCAACTCGTAGCTCTTAAGCTGGTGGTTGAAAACGTGGCTAAGGGCTTTGCTACTCTCGCTGGTTCCGTCGAAGGAATAGCGCGCTTCCCTGCGAGTCCATCAAGCGACGGGAAAGATGTGATCGTCAGATTGATCGATGTTCCGTATCTGGAATGCCTCAGGGAAGAAGTCTGCGAAGCTGCTAAGGCTGTAGGCGTAATGGCGAAGCGAAACCATGGATATACGCCACACAGCACTGTGGCATACGTTGATCCAGGAATGGATTTCCCAATTTCGTCCGCATCGATCCCTATTCGAATCGATACCATCACGATAGCGGCGGGCGGCCAGCATTTCGATTACCAAATGGCTCCATCTGTTCAGAAGCTTTTCATCTCCAAGCCTGTGGATGATCCGAATAGTGAAATCGTGAATATCCGGTTGATGGCGACAGTTGAAAAAGTCGCCGACAATCAGGAGGTTTTCGGCTGGGCCTCCGTCATCGAGGTGAACGGAAAGCCTATTGAAGATTCGCAAGGCGATATCATCAGCGAGGCGCATCTCTCCAAGTTTGCCTACGACTTCGTGGAGAACTGCGGACTCGCCGGCGAGATGCACCGCAACACTGACGGCGTCGGCAAGATGATCGAGTCCATTGTATTCACCAAGGAAAAACAGCAGGTACTCGGCATCAATCTTAACCGCATCGGATGGTGGGTGGGTTTCAAGATCAACGATGCTGCCGTGTGGAAACGCATCAAAGATGGCGAGTACAAGGCATTCTCCATCGGCGGCCGCGGACGCCGTTTGCCAATTGCTGCATAACTTGCGGTAATCTTACGGCGAAAGAGTTACAGCCATGGCCACTCAGTTGGTTGACGTCAAACTCGAAGAAATTTCGCTGGTCGACAATCCGGCGAATCCGGGGGCCTATATCCTGCTCACGAAGGCGCAGAAGCCGTCGATGTGCAAAATGGATGGCGCGATGCCCTGCGACGGATCGTGCGAGGATTGCCCGCATCCGGTCGCAAAGGCCCCAATGAAAACCGAGGGCGGCGTGCAGTATCCGGCGGCGGCTTATGCGTATGTGCCGGATGCGGAATCGCCGAGCACGTGGAAACTGCGGTTGTGGGATGAAACGAAGAAGCCATCGGCGCGAATCATCGGCGCGGCGATCGCAGCGCTGGGGCCTGGCTATCGAGGTAACAAGGTGGAGATTCCATCCGGCGATCTGCCGGGAATCAAGGCAAAAGTCCGGGCGGCGTGGAAACAAGTACACGACTCGTCCGAAGTGATGCCAGCAGTTTTGAAAGGAGCAGAGATGACAGTAGAAGAGCGAGTTGAGCAGCTCGAGAAAGGCTTGCGGGATGCAATTGATCTCGCCAAGCGTTACGAGAAAATCAACAAGCTCTCTCCCGAGGAACGCTCCATCTTCGATGCCTTCGGCAAGGAAGATCAGGAGAAATTCCTGTCGGGGGATGAGCCAACCGTGAAACGGCTTGCCGATGAGGTAGCCAAGCGAAGCACTGCGACGAATCCCGATGTGGAATCGCTGCGCAAGGCAAAAGACGAGTTGCAGAAGCGCGTCGAAGCCACTGAGCAGATGTTAAAGTCCGAGCGCGATCGCCGCGAATTGGTGGAGTTTGAAAAACGCGCCGAATCGGAATATGGGTTTCTGCCGGGAACTTCCGCCGAGAAGGCAAAGGTTCTCAAATCCATCAGCGACAACTTTCCGAAGGATGACCAGGAGTCTCTGTTCAAACTCCTGAAAGCCGGCAACCACGCGATGCAAACTCTGATGGCCGCGCCGGGTGGAAATCCTCGAATCGAGGGAACCATCAGCGCGCAGATCGACTCGCTTGCCAAGGCCAAGGCGAAAGAAAAGGGCGTATCGTTCGCCAAGGCAAAGGCCATGGTGTTCGACGAACAACCCAGTCTCTACAAGCAATGGCAGGATGAAGAATTTTATGCAAGGAAGGGGAACTAAGTCATGGCTTTCGAGCAAGACGTTGATACCATTACAGTCCCCGCAAGCGCGGACCTCAGTGCCAGCCAGTACTGCTTTATGTACGTCAACTCAAGCGGTCAACTGGCGGCTTCTTCTGCCGGGGGGAAAATGGCAGGCGTGCTTCAAGACAAACCATCAGCCGCTGCGGCGCCGGGCGCTCTCGGATACGAGGGAGTGACCAAAGTCCGCGCGGGCGGAACCTGCACCAAGGGAGCTTATGCGGCATCGGATTCTACCGGGCGCGCAGTAGATGCCGTCTCTGGCGATATCGCTGGTGGCATCTTCCTCAGCGGAACTACTGCGGCGAATGATATTGTGAGCATGATTCTCATGCCGCAACTCGGAAAGGTGTGGTAAGGAGGACATCATGACCAGTGAACTGATCAGAAAATACAATCCGACAGTGGCGGATGTCCACACCAATCGACAGCTTACGGATCTTTCCGAAGCCTACTATCAGGACGAGTCCTCCCTGCTGGCATCATCGGTCTTCCCGATCGTGCCCGTGGACCGGCAAAGCAACTTCTTCTATGTGTGGAATCGCGGAGATTTCTTCCGCGATGATGCACAACTCCGGGCTCCCGGAACGGAAGTGCACCGCGGCGGGGCGCGTCTCTCGACGACGACTTACAACTGCGCCACCTACGACTACGGCGACTCGATCCCTGATGAAGTCGAGTCCGAAGCTGATGATCCGTTGCGCCCGCGTCAAACGGCGACTCGCCGCGTGTTGCAGGTTCTTCTGATCCGGCGCGAGCGGATCTTCTGCCAGAACTTCCTGGCGACCGGAAAATGGACCACAGACATCACGGGTGTGGCCTCTTCGCCGGCCAGCGGGCAAGTCCTCCAGTGGGATGTGAGCGGATCCACTCCGATCGACGACGTCAATGCCGGTCGCCGCGCTATCAAATTGGCGACCGGGTTTGAGCCCAACACTCTTGTGCTCGGATACGATACTCGCTTGGCGCTCGACACAAATGCTCAAATTACGGATCGGCTGAAGTATGGACAGACTCCGGGGAACATCGTTACTGTGAATGACAGTGACTTGGCGCAGGTGTTCAAGGTGCAACGCGTCATCACGGCCGGCGCGATCTACGCTTCGTCGAATGAAAACAGCGCAGGAACCTATACGATGTCCTTCATTGCTGGAAAGGTTGCCCTGCTCTGCTACGCTGCTCCTGCTCCGGGAATCGACACTCCGAGCGCCGGGTACTGCTTTGTGAACCGCAATCAGTTTGTCGGTGCCAACAGCCTCGGCGCAGTCATCAAGGAAATGCGGAACGATCCGAAGTACCGCACCGACATCGATGGCTTCATCAACTTCGACATGAAGAAAACCAGTGCGGACCTGGGATATTTCTTCAATTCGATCGTCTCCTAACGCCGATGTCCGCACTGCAACAGCCTCCGTTCAACCCGTACCGAGAATGCCGCGTCACAAACTGGCGCGGCATTCTCACTCCCGCAGGCAGACTGAACTCAGGAGAAGTGATTCCATCCGGCCTTCTCGATGAGCGCACCCTGCGGCAACTCTACGCACAACGGCAGATCGAACAGTTCATCCCAGAAATTCCTACGCGAGTACAGCCATCAGCAGAGGTGAAGCGTCCAGCCGGACGCCGAAAAAGTTGATCGCATAACTATCGTTGGCGGCGGACCTTCCCTTTCGATGTTTGATTTCTCTCTTTTTCAGGGCTATACGCTCTGCGTAAACGATTCATTCCGCAGACTCCCGAATGCCAATGCTGTGTGTTCCCTCGACACTCGATGGATATCTACCCGCAGGCACGAACTAAACCAATATCCCGGAGAAAAGTTCCTTTGTCTTCGCAAGGGGGCGGAACCGTACACCATTGACAACACGGAGTGGATGGAGATTCGATCGGAGCCGGGATTGAGTCTTGAATGGCCGATCGTGCATGGCCGAGTCACGAGCGGATATGTCGCGCTGAATGTTGCAGTGTTGCTTGGGGCTTCGAGAATTGCATTACTCGGATACGACTACAACCCGCAAGGCGGTCATTGGTTCCAAGAATATGAATGGGGCGCATCACGTGGTGCACAATGGCAGACATGGGGAGCGGAGTTTGACACGATGATTCCACAGGTTGAATCGCTTGGAATCGAGATCGTCAATTTCAATCCGCAAAGCTCAATCGCTGCGTTTTCCAAGCGACCCCTCTCCGATCTTCGCAGGTGGTACGATTGAGGCGATATGGCATGGACATACAGCGGCGACCCGGCGGCGAGCGATCTCGACATGGTGCGCTTCCTCATCGGGGACACGGATACCGCAGATCAGCAGTTGTTCGATGCGGAGATCAACGCGCTGCTCGCCAGTAATTCGGTGATCGGGGCAGCGGTACAGTGCTGCCAGACGATCGCGGCCAAGTACGCGCGTAAGGCAGACAAGAGCATCGATGACCTCCGATTGTCTTACAGCCAAATCTCGAAATCGTATTACGAGTTGGCAAAGTCACTGCGATCGAGCCCGCAAGCCATCGCGGCAGTAGCTCCATACGCGGGCGGGATCAGTATTTCCGACATGCAAACGAACGAGGAGAACAGGGACATTCCGGCGCCCGCATTCACGCGCGACCTGCACAATGATCCGGCCCGCGTGAGTAATCCGTGGGATACGGAGGACCGGGATGCCAGCCTCTGATTGGAATGACCTGATGCCGGATACGATCACCTACGAGCCTGCCACATCCTCCAATCGCTTCGGCATCCCGACCTTCGGCGCCCCAGTGCAATACCGGGCCCGCGTGAGTTACCGCTCGATCCGCACGCGCAATCTGTTCACTGGCGACGATGAGGTTTCGACAGCAACGGCCTGGGTTGGCGATGCAGTGCTGACCGATGAAGGCTTGCAATACGGGAATCCGCTCTTCGGCGATCCGCAAGGGATCGGCCGCTATCCGAGCAAGGATGATCGCATCACACTTCCAAATGGCGATCAGCCGAAAATCCTGCATTGGGAAGTGGTGAGCGATGAGCGCGGGCCACATCACACGAAAATTTTGTTTGGTGGAACCGGGTTCAGCGGGAGTAAATAAAGATGGGTCAAAAGGTCCACAGTTACGGATTCGCTTCAGACGGGAGCGGTGAGGTATTCGTGTTTCATTGCCCCGGCTGCGGTTACAGTCATCCGTTCCATGTCGGCGGCGATCGCGCCAAGCATCCGCAATGGACGTTCAATGGAGATTTGAATCAACCTACGTTCAATCCATCGTTGGTAGTAAACAAGGGTAGACAAAATCAATGCCATTTGTTTGTAAGGGATGGGCGCATTGAATTCCTGAGTGATTGCTACCACGCCCTGAAAGGTAAAACTGTCGATATGCCGGACTGGGAATGCGATAAAGAGACTCTGCGCTTCGAGGCTCTGAAGAGGAACCACGGGAGCAAGTAACCGCATGGAAATGAACTTCGATCTCGACGCCAGCGCTTTGAAGCAGTGGGCAGCGCGCATGGAAGACGGCATCATTGACGTGGTGAAGCGCGCGATGAACGAGCAGGCCGAGCGCACCATGACGCGGAGCAAGAACGACTATTGCCCAGTGGATACAGGAGCCTTGCGGGCAAGTGGGCAGGTGGATACCGAGGCTCAGGGATCAGTCGTGACTTCGGAGTTGGGCTACGGGGGAGAATCTGCTCCGTATGCAATCTACGTGCACGAGATCAACAAAAATTACCGCGGCGGGAAGCAGTGGAAATATCTTGAGACTCCACTGAAAGAAGATCTGCCAGCGATCAATGACAGCATCGCTGATGCCGTGCGCGAGTTTGTGGAGAAGGGCTGATGGGACTCCTCGACATCATCTACGCGAAGCTCGTTGCCGATGGCGTGGGTGATGATGACTCGAACATCTCTGCTGACTGGCCAGTTAAGATCGCCGTGATGACCGATGAGACCACCAACATGATCGGGCTGCAATCCACGGGCGGGTACCGACAGGATACGCAACTCGGCGAGAATCTCCTCCAGACATTCCAGGTGAGTGTTCGCGCGGGGAACTATCCCGATGCCGAGGCGAAGTGGTATGAGGTGTTCAACTCGCTGAATGATGCCGATCTTTCAGCCAGCGGGATATACCTGATTCAGGCTATGTCAAGCGGGCCTCTCGTAGTCGGGCAGGACCAGAAGGACCGTTTCGTGTTGACTGTAAATTTCAATGTTGTGAGGGCGAACCCAGCGTGACATCCTACTGGCGCGTGCCCCGGGCCTGGGATGGCGAGCCGTGCTATATCCTCGCCGGAGGGCCGTCGCTCCAATCCTTCGATGCGCAATCCATCCGCCACGCGCGGGTGATCGCCATCAATGAATCCTACCGCCTCGCGCCATGGGCAGAGATCCTCTATTTCTGCGATCGCAAATGGTACGAGCGCAAGCGGGAAGACATCCGAAGATTGTGGACCGGGCGATGGATGGCGACATTGGAGAATCAGATCGACGGCGTGAAGGCCATGAAAAACACTGGCGAGGATGGATTCGATGAGCAGTGCTGGTGTTTGCGCCACGGGCACAACAGCGGATACCAAGCGATTCATCTCGCGGCACACCTGGGGGCTTCTCCGGTGTACCTGCTCGGGTACGATATGCGCGTGCCGGGGAATCGGACGCACTGGCATGGGGGGCACGGAGCGAGTCCAGATCAGTACGGGAGGAACCTCTCGGATATGCTCCCGCACTTCGCAGGACTGGCGGTCGAACTGGAGAAGCGCGGAATTCAGGTGGTAAACCTCACTCCGGGGAGTGCGCTGGAGTGTTTTCCAACTCAATCCGTACTTTGCGAATGAGCAACTTTCTTCGCTGCTCATTGCCAAAGGAGGCTCTCCATCGGTGGGCGAGATTCCGAGTGGCGAAGATTCGAGGTCTGAATCCATGATCGACGTCCCACGTAACGCATGCATCGCCATTCAGATGGCAGAGAATCCATACTGAGCAAGGCATTGACTTCGTTTCGTTTGGCATGACCCCGAATCGCTTGGTTTCTCTCATCGGCGAATCACCTCCAGCCAGCCCGCCGCGTGGACGGGCTGAAGCAGGCGACTCTCCTCGCGGGTCATCTCGGCTCCCGTGAGGGCGGATGCTGACTCACGTACTGCATAGCATCTGCATCTTTTAGGTCGGTTCTTTGTCCATCCTCCCAGAGGATGTGCAGCACCGGGGTTGTGTTAGGACCTCGCCACTGGGGCAGCCCCTCTAATACAACCGTCCCCTTTGTGCCGTCAGACCAAAACACTGTATCGCCCACCACGAGGCTAGAGAGCGGATTGATATCTATGGTTTCCATGGTTTTTCTCCTTTTGCCTTCAAAACAGCCCCCTTCGCCTCGGGGATGGGGCCAGCACACGCCGGCCCCCGGTTGCGCCGCCGTGCTCACACCCACGATGGGGTGTTCGGTTCCTCGATCACTACATACCCCGCACGGCGTAGGCCCGCGGCGCGGTACTCCACCTCACGGAGCGCATCCTCGTAGCGCATGTGCGATCCGCCCTCATCAGCAGCGCACGGAATCCAGCCACTCGCCCCACTAACATCCCGGATTCTGGCAATCCACCGCACGTTAGTGGAGTTCCGCTCCACACTGTAGAGCAGCGGCAGATGCTTGTTCCGCTCGACCAGCTGGCGGGCCTCCCGCAGGATACTGCGGTAGATGCCTATCAGTTCCTCATCGTGGGTTACTCCGGGCACAAACTCGGGCCTGCGAGCAGCAATGACCAAGTCCGGCCAAGTAATCTTGCGATTCTCTCCGTTGATGGCTACGACGGCGCCTGCCTCGGATACCGCCGCGACTATGATTCTGTTCGTTTCAAGTGTCATTTCCTTCCCTTTCCATTCGCGGTCCTCTGCGGCGCACGCCATCACCGCACGGGCTTTATTCAGGGTCATGATCCTCTATGGCGACCTTGGCGAGGGTCGCCATCTCCGCAACTTTCTCGGGCGGAACGCCGAGAGCGGTTGCAAGCCGGGCTATGGGGGCTTGGGTATTGGCATGGGCCTCGATCTTGGCGGCCATGCCGTGCGCCCACCGCACCTCGTCGTCATACCAACCCAACTGGCTGGTGTTTCTAAGGTACGCCACCATATCAGCTATCGTCCCTACTCGCCACATGGCAAAGGACGATGGGCTACCTGGGCTAATACATACGGCAACCTCGCCAGGTCCTGCGGCGATGGTGTCAGCCCAACCATTCGCCGTGCGATACGCCTCCTGGACTATGCAAGGGCCGAAGGACGGGGACTTCCCGTCACCCCCGGCCAGATTCCTGATTTTCATCCGCGAATCGAGTGTGGTGTGTAGTTGATGCTGCTTGGTGTGCATTGCCTTCTCCTTATTGCGGCAGTTCGAATTTCAGTAAGGATGAGGCGTGCTCGCGCGTGGTCTCGTCCCAGCGGCACGCGTCCTTCCATGGGTACGGGCAGAGCGAGCCATCCCCATCGGCGAGGCTGGCATCCTCACTGGAGTGCATCGACCAGCCTTTTTCCAAGCCACTTTCGTCGTGGCTCGTCACCAGTACCAGAGCCTCGCCGGAATTGTTCACGGTGAAGTAGTAACGTCTCATGATCTCTTCTCCTGATTTAATTGTAGCACAATTTAGGCACGGGGCAAGAGAAATCGACATCGCGCTACAATTTTTTCGATGCGCCTGGCGATCGTAGTTCCCCTGCGACCCGATTCCCGCGCGGAGCCGACCCTGCAAACCCTGGGACGGCAGACGTGGCGGGATTTCGCCATTGTGATGGCTCAGGATGAATGGAACAATGCAAATTCTGCACGCAACGCCGGGTGGGAGATTGCCAGGCGGATGGAGCCGGAATTCGTGCTTTTCTCCGATGACGATATCGAGTGGGAGGCGGATGCACTGG